AGTAGAATGTTTTCAATCCCCAGTGGTGTGCTTGCATTAGGTTTCGAGCAATCAGGGTGGTTGGCACTTTACGGTCAGCAAAGTGTGCAGGATTGTAGAATGTGTTGGTTGAGATTGACTGATCAACGTAGGCCGCTAACACAGCCGCGGTCTTCAAATAGCCGTCACAGTCTTTTTGTGCCCACATCATTTGGTACTTGTTTTTCAACTTGTGGTACTCAGGCACAACCTGTGTAAGACTTCCTGCTTTGCTTTCTTTTACTGAAATCAAACTCATGGGCATTTCAATACCGTTGGTTGAGTTGATCACCACTGAGCTTGACTCCACTGGAGCAATAGCCATTAGAGTGGCATTGCGTACTCCGTAACTACGCATCTCAGCACGTAGGCTTTCCCAGTTTAGTTCAGGTGTAAAATCGGCGAGTTCATTAACACCTTTGGCTCGTCTTTCCCAGGGAAAGATACCTTTACCGTAGTAGGTGCGGTCACTATCTTTGCAACGGCCCCGCTCCTTAGCAAGCTCAACTGTTGCTTCGGTAAGGTAGAAAGCCTGATGTTCCATCCACGACTTGACTTCGGCCAAAGAGTCCTTGTTACCATATTGGAGTCCTCGCTTGGCATGCCAGTAAGCCAAGTTAGTAATACCGATACCAAGCGGCTGGATTTCGTCATTTGATAACTGAGATTGGATTGACAAGAAGTCTTGGTAGTCAAGGATATTACACAAGGATCTCTGCAGAATTCTACAAGCTCTCCGCATGTCTTCAGGATTCCGGAATGCACCCCAGTTAATACTTCCCAGCGTACAGAGGGCGATTCGCCCTGCATCATCATCCAGGCGCTTAAACGGTTTTGTAGGTAAGAGAATTTCACAGCAAAGATTACTCTGGTAAATGGTATGATACTCAGTATCAAACGGACCTTGGTTCATCACATTGTCAATGAACACAAGATAGATACGACCCGTGTCTGTTCGCTCTTTGAGAATGCCTGACTTGAACACTTCTTCGGCACTCATGGTCTTGGTACGCAGGTCCCGACGCTTTTCATATTCCACATACAGTTTCTCAAAGCGTTCAGTGTTGGCATAGAACGCTTCGTACAGTTCAGGCACTTCGTTGGGATCAAAGAAAGTTATGTTTTCTCGGTTCTTGAATCGTCTCCAGAAGAAAGCACTAAGCACAACCCCATAATCCATATGACGGACTCGGGTTTCTTCTGTTCCTTGGTTGTTCTTAAGTACAATAAGATCATCGAACTGATGATGCCAAATAGGATAGAATACAGTAGCACTTGCATTGCGGATACCTCCTTGTGAGCATGAGCGTAAGTCGCCAAACCATTTCTTTAAAAATGGTATCATGCCGGTGTGCATGATTTCGCCGCCACGAATAGGTGAACCTAGTGGGCGCAGGCGACCAATTTCTAAACCAATGCCAGCACGTTTGCTGGCATACTTGGCCATCATTTCACCACTAGCAAAAATACTATCCAGGTCATCATCACTGCGAATGAGTACGCACGAACTGAATTGCTTAGTAGGGGTACCGAGACCAGCAAGGACGGGAGTAGCAAGGGTAAACAATCCATCACTTGCGGCATTGTAGTATTCCTTTATGTAACGCATGCGGGCTGTGTTGGGTTCTTCTTTGTGGAACACCGTGGCAGCCGCAATCATATAACGAACCTGTGGCGTTTCATAAATCTCTTTTGTTGAGCGATTACGCACAAGATATTTTTCAATCAGTTGTTCTACGGCCGCATATGAATACTGTTCGTCTTTCACATGGTCGATCATGTCTTCCATACGATTCCAGTCGTCTTCCGAATACCATTCCAGCAGTTCAGAAGTATACAAGCCAGTGGCCACATTCTTCTTCACAATCTCATACAGGTGTGGAGGATCGTATGAACCGTATACATCTTTGCGTAGCATCGATAGGCGTTGCTTGCCTGCCACGTACTGATAGTTGGTGTGGCCAACATCGGGATTTGATTCTACGTCAATCAGGTCCACTATGGCTCTCAGCGTAATACCGTCAATTTCTTTGGTTGTAATGCCATCATAGAAATGTAACTGAGCCTTGATCTCAATCATTGATTGGCTCACATCAGCTATACCTGCGCACACCTTGGCAATTTGCGCTTGCCACTTTTCCAATGCTAATGGCTCACGTACACCACTGCGTTTTTGTACTGTTATTTGTTTCATTGTTACCTAATTTGTTGTTTTATTTGCTCTTGCGTTATGTTGTGTCGGGCACGTGATCCCGTTGGATTGATATTTACGACGTTGTCTGCTTCCCAATTCAATATATATTTCTTTTTTTGCACTAGGACTAAATTGTCGCTATCAAACTCGGCCAACACAGCATCCTGCAGATCTGGTCGATCTAGCATAGTAATAGTATACATGATTCCCAGCCCGCGAGCAAGAGGACAATACAAATCGTCGCTCAGTAATTGCCAGGGATCTGGCCAAACGGCTAGATCGTCCCAGTGCAAATGATACGCTCTCCAGGGAGTCTGAAACCACCAAGAGTTGATGGCGTTGAGGGCTGTTTCCACGGTGGCGGTGGAGGCTTGTTCACGGAGTTGTGCCCAACTCTCAAGCCTTTCGGCAAAGGTTTTAGGCCACACATTAACCCAAACTGGCTATTGAATAATTTATTGTGCCTGACACTGTGTTGGTCGAAGTGTAAGATATTCTCACATTGGCACCATCTGCTACTGCGGTAAGTGTAACTCCAGTAGCACCATTCTCTACAAAGTCATCTGTAAAGGCAAATCCGGTTCCTGTGGCGGCTTGTCCCTTGACCACTACCATTTGACCCGTGCGTCGAAGATCAGCCCGAACTATGGTGTAGTCCATTCGCAAACTACTGATGTAAGTTCCATTCACATAGGCCAAATTGGCTGTGGCATTGTTGGCAACAATATCTTGTATGCCGGCAATACGATTGTAGGTACCCACGCTCAATTGATTGGCCAAAGTTAAATCTATTGCATCGCTTTGATATAATTCAATATTGTTGACGTTCATGCCAAGCGCAATATTGTTTTTGTTATTCAGCGCAATGCGAGGATGTAAAGCTGTTGATTGTGCTGTTGTTCGTTCAAACATATCCCCAACGCTGACATTGTTGGTTGCGTCTAGATCAATCACAGGTGTCACTGGATTGGACTGACCATTAAAACTGTTGCCAACCTCGTAGAACGTGTTGTAGGCTGTGGCATTAAGGCTACAATTCACAATGACAATGCCTTCAGCATAGATATTGTCAAACATATTTTGTACTATGCGCACCCCAGTTGGTCCAACATAACCCGCACCTGGGGAGATGGTACCAAGATATACACCTTGATGCAAGGTATCAAATCTACAGTTGCTGACAGTGACCCCTTCCACAGCAGCATCAGTATTGACACCATAGGACATGTTTGTAATTATACAATTGTTCCAGACAATGTTGGTACAAACATAACTGCCTTGATTGGCAAAACTCATACCAGCTGTGGCAAGAGTGGCCGTGGTAAGTGTGGCCGCGGTTCCATTACCTTCAAACGCCACACTGTCAAACACACAGTCTACCGCACCCTGTACCAACGCACCACTGACAGGTACATTGGCTTCAAACTTAATACTGGACATTTCCACGTGCCCCGGTGGCAATGCACCACCAGTACCAATGTTTGCGCCAGTTTGTTGAAGGCTGTCTGTGGTTCTGAACATGTAGTCAGGCAGTGTTTCGACTCCCCAATAGGTGGTATTATTGATAGCAATACCAATTGGTACTGCCGCAATACTTCTATAGTATACACCGCTGTTTACTACCAACACGCCCGAAGCATAGGCAATTGTAGAGGTCCAGGATTGGACATTGAAACTGATGATTGTACTGTCTGATCCTTCGCCGTAGAGTTTACAGTAAGGTGGAATCAGCAGTGTGTCTGTGATAATGTATGTGCCAGCAGGAAAGAAAATACTGCGTCGGATACTGGGGTTGATGTCTTGACAAAAAATCTGATCCAATGCACGATTGATGTCAGCAGTGACATCTGTAATACCATCACCAGTGGCGCCAAAATCTGTAATCACAGCATAACTGTCTAGCCTGCGTTGTAGACTTTGACTGACTGGAGTACCTGCTGTGGCACCAGTTTGCACTGTGTAACCTGCAGCTTCACCTTTATAGGTATACTCAGTGGCATAGTTCAAGATATCAGAAAATTCAGTAAGAACTTCTGTGTTACCAATAATAGGAGCACCATCTGCCAAGGTGCCGTTGCCTATGTAGAGTTTACGTTCGTCTACTGCCCAGCCCAATTCTGCACCAGCTAGGGGTTGCGGTAGATCAACGGCTAAACCTTTGCGTTGAGTAATTCGTGATATTTGTACAATTGCCACAGTGATAGTCCTCAGGATATCACATATTTAGCATGTAGTACTGCTCAACCTTTTTCCACCATAGGGTGCGGTATTGTTCAAATTCTGCGCCTTCCAGCACAAATTCCTGGTATTGCGGCTGGCCAATAATATTATGTTGCTCGTCCAGATCAGGTTTGACGCACATTAAAACTACGCCTTTTTTGATTTTTGTACCATGCAGTTCGTTATGTGCTTCTGCATAGGCACATAGTTGTACAAAGTAATCGTCAATCCACTCGCGCTTTTTGGGCCGGTTGGTTTGCTTGTAATCTAGTATGGCTTCTTCATTCAAGTGTATGCCCGCACCGTCTGTGGTACCTGCAAACACACTGGGAAAGTATAGTGGGACTTCAATTCCCCAAAATTCGTTGACCTTGTTTAGTCCTTGATCAATTACCACATCGGCCATGGCGTGACTGGGCCAAGAGAAGGGATTGGATCCACGTTCTTTTCGCTCACCTGTTTTGACATAGTGTTCAAGATAGGTATGCATGCGGGTGCCGCGGTTGGCAGCTTCGGTGGTGATCTGTTGTGCTTTTTCAGCGCCCACACGTCGCCGCCATTGATTCAAGGCTTCAACTTTTTCTGGGGGTTTTGTTTGATCTAGGATCGTGGTCACCGACGGTAAGTTTTTGCCATCAGGTGTGGCATAGTAACGCCGGCCCTCTATTGTGACTCTAGGAATGGGCTGGTAATTAAATTTTGGATTATACATAATTATAGTCAATTATAGACAATTATAGTCCAACTGTCAACTATACTCTAAAACTTTCTCCACAACCACAACGGTCACGTTCATTGGGATTTGAAAACTCAAAGCCTTCGTTGAGACCTTGCCGTACATAATCTACTGTCATGTTGTTAAGATAGACGTCATCTTTTTGATTTACCAACACCACAAAATCAGATTGTGCATAATTTATCACATAAGGTTCGGGCTGGTATTCTCTAACGTATTCTAACACATAAGCCAGTCCTGAGCAACCTGTGGTTTTGACACCAAGACGAATGCCAGCATACCCCTTGGCTGTGACTAATTTTTGTATTTTGTTTCTTGCTGTGTCAGTGAACGAGATCATGCTTTTTGCGATAGTCTTCTACCGCGGCTTTGATCGCGTCTTCGGCCAGGATGCTGCAATGGATTTTCACAGGTGGTAAAGCAAGTTCTTCAGCAATCTCGCTGTTTTTGATCTTGCCTGCTTGATCCAGTGTCATGCCTTTGACCATCTCTGTAATCAACGAACTGCTGGCAATGGCAGATCCACAGCCATATGTTTTAAATCTTGCGTCGGTGATTATACCGTCACTACCTACCTTGATCTGTAGTTTCATAACGTCACCGCAGGCCGGAGCACCTACCATGCCAGTACCAATGGTCTCATCAATTTCAAATTTGCCTACATTTCTAGGATTTTCATAGTGGTCAACTACTTTTTCTGAATACGCCATATAGAATTCCAATCAATCAAAAGTTTGGCTAAACAATCTGCCACGATATCTAAAAGTCACTGTTTCGCCTCGTTGTGTCACAACTGGTACAGACTCGCACACAGTTCGGTAACTGATTCCACCGGGTTGAGAGTCGCCACGACCAGCTTGATAACCTACCACTCCACCTACCACTGTGGCTATGTCGCGTCCAGATCCGCCGCCAATTTGGTTACCAATCGCGGCGCCAGCAATGGCTCCCAGTACACCACCTGCGGCATTGCCCGATGAGTATGGAGTTTGCACAGCAATCTCGCGGCATTGTTGTTGATATGTGGTGATCATGCGTGGTTCAATACGTACAATTTCTGCGGTACCATAACTGTTGTATTGGGCCATGGCCAATGGGGCAGTGGCTGTAAACAGGGTAAACAAAATTGCCAGGCGAGTCATACAGTTCTCCAGAAGTTAGTGTATACACTATATACTATTTAACATTTCGTGTCAACCTTTAGTTGACCAAATTGGTTAAACGCCGCGGTCTCGATTCATTGCCGATTTGGCAGCACTGGCCACAATGTCCTGTGCTTTGTTTACTGGCATGGCAACATCTGGTTGCCCAGCACCTTTAAACATTAGCACACCTGTGTTTGGATCCATGGGTTCCAAAAGGTTACTCAGTGGCTCTTGACTCACAACATCGGCTAGATTTTGGGGAGTGACATTGATGTCCAAATCATTGGCCAGTTTGATGAATGCATCTTGACTGATTTCTTTTTTGGCACTGGTATCATCAGCACGGCCATTAAGGAATTGAACCAGACCTGACAGTTGCGCTGGATTGGGCGGAAGCGCCATTCCCATGCTACTATCAACTTCAAATATTTTCATTATCTTTTGGCACGGCCTAGCGCAGCGGCAGGGGCTTGAGCATCAGCGGCAGCAGCATCTAGTGCGACATCAGCACCCATGTCGGCGCCAGCTTCGGCACCCATAGCGCCAGCGGCGGCCATATCTGCGCCAGCGGCGGCCATGTCTCCTGCCCCAGCGGCAATGTCAGCGCCCATGGCGCCAGCGGCTGCGGCACCAGCAGGAGCCTGACCAGTTACCACACCCAATGCGGCGTCAAGTTGTTGTTTGGCACCTTGAATGTTTTGTAACAGGCCTGTTAATGCGGCTGTGGCATCTGCATTGAATTGTGCGGCTTGATCAACACCAACTTGATTCTTGATTGAATCAACCAAGGCTGGCAATTCTTTGAATTGCAGTTCACTCACATCTTCCAACATGGCTTGCATTTTGTCAACCATGTCTTGAGCGGCCAACACAACTTGAGCTTGTTGAATTTCGCTTTCGTTCAGTCGGCGTGCCATCCTGCGGAAGCGGCTTTCAGCT